TTAGGCCTTCGCGGTTGTCTTTCTGCTGCTGGCGCGTTGTGGTGGTGGGGTTGATCTCGGCGAGATCATCGCCGAAAGAATACAGATCCACGTAGGCCGTGTAGGCGTCGCGCGGGTCTTCGTAAATATCCAGAATCCCGGCCACCAGCGTGGTGACCTGGTCGGCGAAGTCATCCGGATCGGTGACCACGGTGGCGATGTCGCCCTCGAACGTGTCCACGCTGTCGGTGTAGTCGGCAAAGTCATCCGTGATCGGCACGCGGGATCCCGCCGCATCGCGCAGGGCGGTCACAAGATCGCTTGCGATCGTCTGGGCGTCATCCGACACAAAGGCGGGCAGGTCTTCCACTGTGAAGGCCTCGCCAAAAATCTGCTTGATGGCCTCGACGGCATCATCGGCGCGGGAGTTGACCACGCCCGCCGTATCCACGCCCGAGGCGTTGGGGAATGCGTTTTTACCGGCCTCGGTAAAAACCAGCTCCAGATATTCCACGCCGCCGTTGTCGCCGTCATACCGGACGCGGCATGGCTTGGGGACCACCTGCTGGGGCGCGTGCGTGGGCAGGATCAGCGTGCCCGCGCTGCCGTCTTTTTCGATGGCATCGATCAGCCGGTCGCGCGCGGTGATGTAGTCATCGCCAAACGTGGGGCCAATGCAAATGTAGGCGCTGACGGTGAATTCCCGCGCCTGCCTGCCGAGGTCTTCGGTATAGGGCTCATCGCGCTGGGGATATTCATGGGTTTCGCTTCGGCGCCCGAATGGCATCTCGGCCATCTTGACGAAAAAAGGGACACCCCGGAATGACGCCGGTTTATAGCGATCGCGGTAGGACATCGGGAATGTCTCCTAGAATGCAGGGGGTTTTTTAAGGCCCTGCTAGAACGCCGGGACCATGCCCATGTCGAGGCTTAAACCCGTGTTGGCGTTGCCGCGCTTGCTGCTGCCGATAACCGATGGACGGCCTTCGCTGTCGATCTTGAGGTGGACATCCACCTTGCTTTCGGATCGCGCGGCGCTGGCGCCGTGGTTCCATGCGGGGATGGGAATCGGCCTGCCGCTGGCATCCAGCGGCGTGCGCATCACGGCGCCGTTTGAGTAAGTCGTATTTCGTCCGCCGCCGGCGTCTTCGTAGCCCGTCACACGGTTGACGTAGTTCATCTGGTTGGCATAGCCCATGAGGGTTTGCAGCTTGATGATGACGCTGTCGATGGCGTCAGCCCATCTTAAGAATCCGTTTTTCAGGTTTTCCAGAATGCCCACGTTGGGATTCCAGTTTTGCGCGATTGTCAGGCCGAGGGTGCCGAAGACCGCCAGCGGGATCAACGCAAGGGCGGTAGCCCCGGCAACGCCGAGGCCCAGCGTACCGATGAGCGGGTAGACTGCGGCATTAAAGGCTGCGCTGGATGCGGCGGCCCCGATCATAATGGCGCTGAACTTCCATGCAGCTGCCCCAGTGGCGTACAAGGCCACCGCAGTGTTGCCCAAGGCCACGATTAAATTAGCGGTCAATACACCGGCAACAATATAAACAAGGTTTCCAAAACCGCCTAGGATACCAACAAAACCGCGAAGGACGCCCCATGTATTCCGGATCGCGGGGGTCATCTGAACAAAACCGGTTGTGATTTCTTTTACAAAACCGACCACATTCTGCTTTATCAGGCCCCGGTTTTCGTTGATCCAGTCCTGCGAAGCGTTGATGGCGCTGGTGATGGCGGGCACGTAGTCGGCAATGATGCCGGCGGCGATCGTTTTGGTTGACATCCAAAGCGTGTCGATCCGGTCGCCGAGGTCTTCGGCGGCCCGGATGCTGTCTTCCGACAGCACAATCCCGAGGGCGCGGGCCTTTTTGCGCATCTCCTCCATGCCCTTGGTTCCATTTTCCAGCATCTGCGTCATCTGCAGACCGGCCTTGCCGAATATCTGGGCGGCGATGGCGTTGCGCTGGATGGGGTCTTTTATTTTTTCCAGACCCTTCATGACATCGGTAAAAAGTTGCTCCGAGTTTTTGATCTGGCCGTTGGCGCCGCGCACGCTGACACCCAGCAGGGCATAGGATTTGGCAGCCTGTTTGTTGCCCAGTACCGCATTGCCCGCGCTTTTCGTCATAAAGCCAATGGCGCGGTTAAAGCCTTGGGATGAGACGCCCATTTGATTGGCGGCGTAGTGGAGTTCCTGCATGGATTCCACGCCGAGGCCCAGCTGGTTTGACATGTTGACCAGGCTGTCGGCGGTCGCCATGTAGTTGTGGATGAGTCCACCCACGATGGCGCCACCGGCGGCCAGCGGGGTGATGATATTCATGGCCGCCTTCTGCAGGCCACCGAAGGCATCCGAAACACCCCCGACCGCATTCTGGAGCCTTAGAAACCCTTCGGATTTTTTCAGGATGCCCAGATTGGTGTTGATGGCCCGGAACATGGATCCGGTGCGGTTCACACCGCTGATAATTACACCGACGTTATAATTCATGATCTGGGGTCCGGGGGTTGCAGCTTACTGTTTATCTCGCACATTGTTTCAAACCAGAAAAGCGCCTGATCCATTGTGAGATCATATATCTCGGACGGTTGGAAATTAAGGCAGTAGGCAGAATGCGCGAGGTAGGGGATTATGCTTCGCCGCGCATCCGCTTGGGCAAAAAAGGTTTCAGGGCTTCCCCGATCTTCTCCAGATCCCGAAGGGACACGGATTTTATCGATGGGTCAGGGAAGGCCGACAGCAGCCGCAGCATCTCGCGCTCCTGCGCGAATGTCCCCTGCACTTTTTCGACGACTTCCATGTGGCCCAGCGTGGGAATGGCCAGTTCAAGCTCGGTTATTGTGCTTCCCTCGGCCTCGATGGGATCCTGCAGCGTGATTTTAATGGGGCGGGAGATGGCCTTAAAACTGTTAGACACTGGCGACTGACTCCTCTACAGTCCCGCCCTCAAAGCGGAACATCATCGTATTGTTCTCGGTGTCCACTTCGTTTTCGCCGACATGCCACATGCCAATCCCTGTCACCACCTTGCCATCTTTCAGGGCCAGTGTGACGTTGGCATTTGTCGAGTCTTCAAAGACGTTGGATGGCATATCACCGGGGATTGACAGCTTCCCCTCGATAAACGGGGTTTTTGGTTTTTCGGAATAGCCATGGGTGCTGTCGGCGCCCTCCAGCGTTTCCCGCACAAACTTGCTGGTGCGGTACTTGAATTCGCCTTGGGCTTTGTACTGCTGGCCGCCGACCTTGATATAACTGATGCCGGCTTTGACTGGAGAAATGGACATGCGCGGGATCTCCTGATTTTTACTTTACATGCGGGTGGAAAACTACAGGCGGAACTGGACATTAACCGCGAGAACATACAGCGGATTGGCGAGGTTGCCGGGCCACAGGATGTTGACTCGGGTCGGATCTTCGGCGCGTTCCACGCGGATGTCGCGTTTGAATTGATCGATGTTCTCGACCAGCCCCTGGTCTTGCAATTGCTTGAAGTGTGCCACCACAAAGGATTTGATGTGCGATGGGCTGGTCTGGAATTCGGTCAGCCTGTTGCCGTCATCCACAATGCTGAAGCCGGTGAATTCCTGCTGCAGGGCGGCATCAAGGCTTTTGCACACCGCAGACAGTGTAAACATGGTGGTGATGTCCAGATACGACGGATCCGGCGTGTCCGCCGCATTCGTCTGGTAGGTGGTGATCATCCGGCTGGTGTAAATGTCGGCGGTGCGTTCCTGCACGCGCAACGGCGAGATGCCATCGTAAAGCAGCGTCTCCATCTCGGTATTCTGGAATCGCTTGTTGCTGCTGAAGGACGGGGGCAGCACGGTCCTGACCTTCAGGCCGTGCGTGGGGCGCGCCGGGTTGTTGCTGATGCGCGTGGCGACAGCACCCACATGGGCGGCTGCAATCTCGTAAGGCGCCGATGGGGAATCGTCCACGCCAAAGACCGTGGAATGCTGGCTGTTGCGCGCGGTGCCGTAGGTCGAGAGATCCGCGAGCACGTCATCCACGCAGGCAAAAACATGGCCGTATAGCTTGACGCCCGGCAGCCAGCGGCGATCCATTTCGGCCTCGATCAGGTCCATATTGGTGTCGTCGGTCCACGGCCAGATCACAAAGTCGTAGGATTCTTCCGGGATCGCGGCGATCGCGTTGGCGATCGTGCTGGGATCCGTGGATCCCGCCACCGTGGTGGCTACCGCGACCGACACGCCGCCGGGGTACTTTTCCCCGCCGGACAGTTCGCGATAGTTGACGCGGATGTCGATGTCGTTGCTCAACACGCCTTTGTTTTTGGCCGTGACCGTCACCACGTTGGTGGACACGGTGCTGGTCACCGGCAGGTTGTTGTTGGCGTTGATGTACGTGTTGATGGTGGCTGCGATGGTGTTTTGCGCGTCGCTTGCAGCCACCGGCACGGCAACAAGCTGGCCGGAAATGTACAGGTATAGCGTGCCCGCCAGCGTGCTGGATGCCGTGACTGTGATGGTCTGCGCGTGAGCGGCGCCGCCGCCGGCATCGTCCACCGGGATCACGGTCAGTTCGATGT